GACTGTGTGGATGGCACTAGACAATACTGTGATTCATTGCGTGAAAAATTTGATTTGTTAGGACTGAGTGATAACTTAAAAATAGTTTGGAACGATGCTCCTTTGGGATATTCAAGGGCATGTAATGCAGGTATTGAGGTAGCTACATGTCCACTTATTGTATTATTAAACAATGATACAGTTTTATTAGAACAACATAAAAATCGTTGGTTAGATCAATTAGCTTCAGTTTTCACAAACAATGAAAAAGCAGGTATAAGCTGTTTAATTAAAAGTGAAAGTGAACCGGCTGGACATGATTTTGCAATCTTTTTCTGTGTAATGATTCATAGACGAGTATTTGATAAGATAGGGTTGTTAAGTCTTGATTATGGTGCTGGTGGAGGGGAAGATACAGAATTTAGTATTGAATGTGAAAGAGCAGGGTTTGAAGTTTTAGAATGCGTTGAAAAGAAATGGAATCCAGCAGCCGGTATGTATTGCGGTGATTTCCCTATATATCATAAAGGCGAAGGTACTGTTCATGATAAATCGCTTGTTCCTGAATGGGAAGATATTTTCTTAACAAACTCTCTTACACTCGCTAGAAAATATAATCCACGATGGTATCAATGGAGACTTAGTAATTACTGGGAAAGAGCAGTATTTTTTAAAGGTGATGAAATTGCACCTAGAGAAATAACAAGATATTCATGGGCAGCACAAAATATCTTAGGAACAAAAGTTTTTGAATTGGGATGCTCTAGCGGATATGGAGTTCAGTTCTTACCCGAGAATATAGATTATACAGGACTTGATTATGATAAAAGAATTATTCCTGTAGCAAGAGAACAAAAATGGCGTGACAAAGGTGTAACATTTGTACATGGTGATATTAACACCTATGAATTAGGTCAATATGATACAATCATTGCATTTGAAGTTATAGAACATTTAGACAATGGATTAGAAATCGTTGAAAAACTTAAAAAACATTGTAAACGATTGATGATTACTGTACCTATGTTAGAAACACCTGGTCTTTGGGGACCGCATCATAAAATACATAACTTAGATGAATCATACTTTCCTGGTTTCAAATTTAAATTTATAGCGCCTGATGGAAGTTTAAGAGATGAACCGCATAATCGCGGAGACAAAGAAAATATTAATCTTATGTTATGTGTATGGGATAAAGATATGAACGATAGTGTATCATTGGATTTCTTAAAAGAACAGGATGCTAATATGCATCGTGAAGTTGTCGAAAGTAATCAATATCATTTAAATAAACAAAATATGCGTGATAGAATTGTTATAGATATTGGTGCAAATATTGGCGCGTTTGCATTATATGCAGCAACTTTAGGTGCCAAACAAGTTGTAGCAGTAGAACCAATCAGTATGTCATATAATACTTTTCTTAAAAATATTTCACGAACAGGTTTATCAACAATTACTACACACAAGAAACTAGTTAGTGATAAAGGCAACCAATTTATTAAAGTTAGTATCAACGATAATGCAGGTGCTAATAGCATGTATAATGTTTCTGATAATTTTGAAGTTGTAGAAACCATGACATTTAGAGATATCATGAATCAAATAGCAGGACATGACATACTATTAAAATTAGACTGCGAAGGAGCAGAATACGACATAATTTTAAATGCCGATCCAATGGATATGGTACGCATTAATGAAATTATGATGGAAGTACATACAGATTTACACCCTAAACATAAAGGTCGTGAAATTATTGAAAAGAAATTGAAAGAATTTGGATTCAATAATATAGATACAAAACAAATTTATTATTGGGATTATGATCAACACGGCAATAGAATAAATTGGCGTGAGGCACCATTTAGTAATCAACATTGGAAAAAATGAAAAAAGAAATACTTTGCTCAATTTCTACTAGAGGTAGATACGATACAACATTGCCTTTAGCAATATCTTCTGTTATAACACAGACTATGAAACCAGATTATCTTATCATACAAGATGATAATGATCCTCCTAGAGATGTTAGAGACCAACAGCATTATACCTATCTCTTTCAAATTCTCAGCGAATGTGGAGTAGGTTGGGAATGGCTTTATGCTGAAAAGAAAGGTCAACATCACAATCATCAAAGAGCAAATCATATGGGGTATAAATGGGTTTGGCGACTGGATGATGACACAGTAGCTGACAGTAATGTTTTAGAACAGTTGTATACACATGCTACTATTGAAGAAAATGTAGGTGCAGTCGGTGGATCAGTGTTGACTCCTCCTAGTATGGGCGTTGTAAATGCAACAGGAAAAATAGAAAATATTTATAACGAAGCAAATTTGCAATGGGGAATGATTACAGAGAAAAAAGAAGTAGACCATCTGCATTGTTCTTTTTTATATAGGGCAGGTGTAGCAGACTACAATCTTGCATTATCTAGAATTGCACATAGAGAAGAAACATTATTTACATATGAACTTAAAAAGCGCGGATATAAAAATTATGTTGTTCCGCATGCAATTACATGGCATTTAAAGAATAAACAAGGTGGCATACGAGATGGTGTAAGCGAAATGTTTGAACATGATGAGAGAATTTTTCAAAACATCATGAATTTTAAAGATCAAACAATTGTAATACTTGATTGCGGCATGGGTGATCATATTGTTTTTAAACGAATATTACCTCTTATTAAGAATCCTGTAGTCTTTAGTTGCTACCCAGAAATTATTCCTGGTCGTAGTATAGCAGAAGCCAAAGCATTATTGGGTGATATACATGAATACAATGTATATGCACATATGGATCGTTGGAATTGGACTGGCTCACTAGAAGATGCATATAAAAAATTCTATAATGTATCATGATAAAACTTAACTTAGGTAGCGGCGGCGATTACATCGACGGTTTCATAAATATTGACTTATATGCTGAAAAGGCAGATGAGAGATATGATATTTCTAAATTAAAGTATGACGATAACAGTATAGATGAAATACGGGCATACCATGTGATAGAACATTTTGATTATTTACAAGCTCATGATGTTTTAAAAGAATGGTGTCGTGTACTTAAACCAAATGGAATCATACGAATTGAAACACCTGATTTTTTAGAATCATGTAAGGCATTTATAAACACCGATCAAGATGGTAGATGGAATTTATATGGACATTTTTTTTCTACTGCATGGTTAAATCCTGGACTAGTACATAAATTTTTATATACTGAATTTGAATTAAAAAAATCTATGTCATGGGCAGGATTTAAAAACATTGAAAGAAAAGAACCTAACTCAGGATATATTAAGCCTGATACAAAAAATTTATTTTTAAATGTAGAAGCAACAAAATGATAATAATATCTCCTTATGCAAAATTTATGAGAAATGGTGAAAAACATCCTAAGAATTACCCTTATTGGGAAGAGGTGTTATCAAGAATAAATGAACATGTCATACAAGTAGGTGTTAACGGGGAACATCAGCTTGTAGATGATTTTAGAAAAAATTTACCTTTATATGAATTAGCTTTACTTGTTAAGGACTGTAAAACTTGGGTAAGTGTAGATAGCTTTTTTCAACATTTTTGCTGGGATATAGGTAAACAAGGAGTTGCTGTGTTTGGTCAAAGCGACCCTAATATTTTCGGTCATCCCGAAAATATCAATCTCTTAAAAGATAGAAAATATTTAAGAGACAAACAATTTTGGATTTGGGAACAAGCTGAGTACAACGAAGATGCTTTTGTAAGTCCGGATATTGTAGTTAATGCACTTAAAAGTTTAGGTGTAGAAACAAAATAATGGTTAATCATTTTCAAAACAATCATGATATTATTTTTAAAAATTGGTATCGTTTACGACTGTCTTTGGAAAATGTAGATTTACCAACAAAATGTATAGAGATAGACAATTGGTGGCAACAGGCTCCGTTAGTAAATCATTACTTACACAGTGATTTTGTAAAAGATTGGCCTAATCCATGGGAGCTTATTTTTGAAAACCACTATTGTAATATTGCCCGTGGATTGGGTATGTTTTATACATTATATTTGTTGGGCATAGAAACACTTGAATTTGTCGAAGCAAAAGATTATAATAACGAGGATGTGTGTTTGGTATTGGTAGATAACGCAAAATATATACTTAATTATTGGCCTAATACTGTAGTAAATAACTGTCTAACAGATTTTAAAATAGTCAAGCGTATTGACACTTTGCCAATCATCACTAAAATAGGTTTAAAATGAAAATATACGTTACAAAACGATCAGGACAGCAAGAAATACTCACACTAGAAAAATGGCAAGCGCAGATAGCAAAAATTTGTACGGGAATAGCTGATGTAAGTCAATCCATGATAGAAATTAAGGCTCAACCACATTTCTATGATGGAATTACAACAAGAGAAATAGATGAAATTACACTAAGAGCAGTTGTTGATTTGATTGATGTAGAATCAAATCCGGACATCGGGCATACTAATTACCAGTATGTTGCTGGAAAACAAAGACTAAGCATGTTGCGTAAAGATGTTTACGGAGATTATAATCCTCCGCGTCTATACGAAATAGTAAAAAGAAATGTAGAAACAGGACTGTATACCAATGACTTATTGAATTGGTACACCGAAGAAGAATGGGATAAGATGGACACGTTCATCGACCATGCCAAAGACGAACAATATAGTTATGCTGCTATTGAGCAATTAATTGAGAAGTATCTTGTAAAAAATCGTTCAACAAAGCAAACATATGAAACTCCTCAAGTAAGATACATGATTGCGGCTGCTACTGTTTTTCACAAAGAAGAACCGTTATCTGCTAGAATGCGTTATATAAAGGAATACTACAATGCTGCGTCGGATGGTTTATTCACTCTCGCTACTCCTGTTCTTGCTGGCCTTGGTACCCCAACCAAACAATTTAGTTCATGTGTTCTTATACGTAGTGACGATGATCTCGATAGTATTTTTGCTAGTGGTGAAATGATGGCTAAGTATGCTAGCAAACGAGCTGGCATTGGTTTAGAGATTGGTCGTCTAAGACCACTGGGCTCGCCTATTCGTGGTGGTGAGATTATGCACACGGGTATGATACCTTTTTTGAAAAAATGGTTTGGCGACTTACGCAGTTGCAGTCAGGGAGGTATTCGCAATGCTAGTGCTACAGTTTTTTATCCTATATGGCATCATCAGTTTGATGATCTTATTGTACTTAAAAACAATCAAGGAACCGAAGAAACAAGAGTCCGTCATATGGATTATGGGGTTGTGTTGTCGAGTTTCTTTTGGAGACGATTTAGAAACAAAGAAAACATTACCTTTTTCGACCCTAACGAAGTTCCCGACCTCTACGAAGCATTCTACAAAAACACAAAACGATTCGAAGAATTGTATGTAAAATATGAGAAACAATCAGGTTTGCGTAAGAAAACGATTAGCGCAGAAGAAGTTTTTAAAAGTGGAATATTAAAAGAGAGAACAGATACAGGTCGTATCTATCTCGTATTCATTGATAACGTCATGAATCAAGGTCCGTTCGATCCTGAATATCATACAATCTATCAATCAAATCTATGCTGTGAAATACTATTACCTACTCGTCCTTTTAAGCGCCTTGATGACGATTCCGGTCGCATTGCATTATGTACACTCGGCAGTATTAACTGGGGGTCGTTTCGCAACCCTGAAGATATGCGTAGGGCTTGCCGCATTTTGCAGCGCAGCCTATGCAATATCCTCGACTATCAGGATTTTCTAAGCATTCAAAGTAAACTAAGCAACGATGAAATACAACCATTGGGCATTGGAGTCACCAATCTAGCATACTGGCATGCAAAGCGTGGACTAAAGTATGGCGAGAAGGATGCACTACAAGAAGTAAAGAGTTGGATGGAACATCAAGCCTTCTATCTTACAGAAGCCACAGTTGAACTTGCTAAAGAACGCGGGAAATGTGTAGACAGCGATAAGACACGATATGGTCAAGGAATCTTTCCATGGGAGTTAAGAGCCAGTGGAGTAAACGAATTAACTAATTTTACTCCTGAATTAGATTGGGAAAGTTTGCGAAATGAAATGAAGAAACATGGAGTACGCAATGCAACATTGATGGCTATCGCACCTGTAGAAAGTAGTTCAGTTGTTATAAATTCTACAAACGGCATTGAAATGCCTATGTCTCTGATTTCGGTTAAAGAATCTAAGGCGGGATCATTTACACAAGTAGTGCCAGAATATCATAAACTTAAAAACAAATATCAATTAATGTGGGAGCAAAAAGACTGTGTGGGATATCTCAAGACTGCTGCTGTACTTGCAGCATATGTTGATCAAAGTATTTCTACCAATACTTTTTATAACCCTGCTCATTTCGCAAATCGTAAGGTACCTACTACGCTGATTGCAAAAAATCTCATGCAAAGTCATTTATGGGGTATAAAAACTTTTTATTATAGTTTGATTAATAAACAAGGTGCAAAAGCTGTAGAGCAGGAAGAGCCTGTACAATCACAAACCGTTGAAGCATTTGACGAAGAGGATTGTGAGGCTTGTAAGTTATGAAAATAGGAATATACGGAGACAGCTACGCATCATCAAATAGTAAAGAGGCTGTAAAATGGTTTGAATTAGTTGCTGATGGATTAGAAAAAATGTCTAATCCTAATAAAAAATCATGGTTATCATTTCTTAAAAAAGATAAACCATTGTATGATTTGCAATACGGAGAAAAAAATACAGTTACATTGTACTCTTTGGCGGGTAGTTCTTTCTTTTACACATATACAAAATTTTTAGAAACATATAAGGACAATGATCTTAACATTGTGCTTGTAACAGGTGCTACAAGATACAGCAAATTTGTAAACTTAACCAGTGTAAAATTTAATCATGTGGTCACAGGTGAAGGCCATATTGATGCATTGATAAAAATGTACGGCGACAAACTTACTCCAGTTGACAAAAATAAACTTATACATCTTCGAGGTTGGTTTAGATCGGTAGACGAAGAATATCACAAAGTTGCTACAGATTTAATGTTAGATAACATGGAGAGATTACATAAAAATACAATTTTCTTTCCATCATTTTCAGGAGCATTAATAACCAAGGAAAGAGAACAAAAACAGGGCATTATTGCTGACATGCATTATATGCATTCTTTTTGGCTTAGACAATTAGAACTTCTAAATTTACCTTTAGAAAATTTTAATAGCCCTGAAACAGGAAACTTGTGCGGGCATTTAGGTCCAGAATTCAATGAATTTTTTGCAAACATGATCTTACAAAAACTAAAAACTGGTGTATGGAATCACGATGGTTTCATGGACATTAAATTAAAAAATTCACTTACATTTTATTATAAGGTAGAAAATAAATGAGTAAACAACAATACAATCTAAAAACAAAAACAAATTATCTTACACGCAAAATGTTTTTGGATCCCGAAGGCCCGGTAACCATTCAACGGTTTGAAGAAGTTAAGTACAATAAGATTCAAAAATTAGAGCAAACTGCCCGAGGTTTCTTTTGGGTGCCTGAAGAAATTAGTCTTACTAAAGACGCACAAGATTTTAAAGATGCAAGTGATACAGTAAAACATATTTTTACTAGTAATCTATTAAGACAGACAGCATTGGATAGTTTGCAGGGTCGTGGACCCAGTCAAATTTTTACACCGGTTATATCATTGCCTGAATTAGAAGCCTTAGTATATAACTGGACATTCTTTGAAACTAACATACACAGTCGCAGTTATAGTCATATCATTCGTAATATCTATAATGTACCTAAAGAAGTATTCAACACTATTCACGATACAAAAGAAATTGTAGATATGGCAAGTAGTGTTGGGAAATATTATGATAGGTTACACCAAATTAACTGTGCAGCAGAACTAGATGGTCACATTGCAGAAGAAGATCATATTAAAGCAATCTATCTAGCTCTGCACGCCAGTTATGCATTAGAGGCATTCCGATTCATGGTGTCGTTCGCTACAAGCCTAGCAATGGTAGAGAACAAAATCTTTATCGGTAATGGTAATATTATCAGTCTCATTTTACAAGA